CCCCTAACAAGATCTCACACATTCCTGTGATGAGACTCCACCCATTGCTTGCGAAGTCGCAAGCGTTGGCGACCAATCACACCAGAACGCCACTTTATCAGCGGCGAGGGATCTTCAACAAAGTATTGAAGAAGTGATTGATAACCATCACGCTCCCGCCATGTCCTCTGAGCACTCAACACGAGTGCTTTTACCTCAAATCGCTGGAGATCTGAATTCCAGCGTCGATCCCCCATTTCAGGGGGTGAGGGAGAGTATGTGGTTAGCGTGAGAGAGGGCAACGGTTCCTTCATCGAAGAGAGGGGGATTAACTTCCTCTGCTCCTCCGGCAACCGTTCGACCATGTATTCCGCAAGGTTTATGAGCCATGCGGCGTGAGCGTTGTTCGAAACAGCAACCCACGAAACGAGGTCTTCACCCGTGTGTCCAGGCTGGAAATCGCGTAAATAAACGGGAGTCACTTCAGACCCCCGAAACGCGTCCATTCCGCAAGACTCGCGAAATAGACCCTGCCAATGCGTCTTGGACGCATTTAACTTAAGTTGACAGTGCGTCAACAATAAGTCAAGACTACTGACTGAGGATGTTGGTAGTATGATATCATCCCCAAAAACGCGGACACGGGATATCACTGATCTAATAGTTCGATCAGTAACTCGTGCTCCCTTCCCCTCGTCGTAAAGCACCACAGCGATTGCCATGGCAGCGTACACGAGCGATTGAACAGGAAAGGTTACACCAGACCCCATGGGGGCGAACTTCCTCAAGAGGAGGAAGTCTTCCTCGCCAGCAAGCACACCGTCAGCGTCGCGAACCGAGATTCGGCAGCAACGCGTACGACATGCCCACAACGCATCAAGAACGTCCCGGTTATACTGGAACGCTCTCTCAACGACCCAACAAGAAAGCCTGTCAGACGCCGACGACAAATCGACGGTGGCAAGGCTACCTGTTGAAGAGGCTTCTAAACACAGGGCCCGTGAGGGTTCCTGGTCTTTGAAGTCTACACAGGGTCTCAGTAGCCGCGGCATATGTTGCCGCAGCCACTCCATCAGCGCATGTTGAATGTACTGATGTGCTGTAGGCTCGGAGGCGATCATACGTGGTCCCTTCAAAGTCTTCGGTACGGCAATGAGCCGCGCCGGAAACTCCTCACAGGAGTAGTCGATCGGATCCGTGATGTCTAGATCTTCTCGAGACCTCGCAAAGTAGTTGTGCGGAAATAGCACTTCTAGTTTGTCTGGCCAAGTGGGAAACAGATACTTATCTGCTCCCGATCTGGCATCAGCCACAGCTCCGGGTCCATGAGACGGTCGTAACTCGTCGAGTTCGAGTCTGGGCAGCTTAGAAAACAGCCGCCCGCATACCCGATCGAAAGCACGTAACAGTGCTCTCGGACAAGAGTCTCTACCTGAGACCCAGTCACCGACTTGCCGATGTCCGTCAGTGAACGATAGCCTGGAATAGGTTCCCAGACTGTCCCCAGCATCCCAATTAAGAGTAGGATACCGGAGGTTTCGATCAATAACAGAAAAGTCTGAAACTTCAGCCGCGATGGAGGCATTACTGCACTCCTTTCTCACTTTCTTGGCCAGGTAAATCACCTGGCGCAGGAAGAACACGGCTTCAACCTCAGCATCGGTACGTAACGTACCATCGCTCGAGTCAAAAACTAACCCGAAGAGTCCAGACAGAAATTCTCTGGACCCACCTCCGACGACGCTTCCCAGCGTTGCCGGTAGGGCATGGGGGTTAATTCGGCCCGTCGAAAGAGCCTTGTCGACAATCTTTCCGGCTGATACCAGATCAATCATCAAGAAGGATTCCAATGAGTCTTTCTCGAGCTCTTCCAGCCGTGCAAAGTCCCGGCTGGTTGATATGCGTAGATCAGGTCTCCACGCTACCACATCTTTAAACATGGCAGCATAAAGCGCGAGATCTACCGTTGCACTAGTCCTTTTCATGCTCAACCTACCTTGATTGGGCAATGACTAGGTGACGTGCCAACGCGCATCACTGCGAGTTGCCGACCGCCTTTACAGCGGCCGGACTCATGACGGACCAAGAAGATCCCAACACCCGAAGGTGATGCCAATGTGGCAAGGGATTTGGTTATCGGCACACAGACGAATCTGTGCTGTCTATGACTGCCGGCCAACAATCTTAGTGATGTTGGCGTCGGAGAGAAAGTCCACAACGCATTCTGTGGTATCCTCCGACTCCTCTTGGTCTTGGGTGGCAACATCCGTACGGATGGCCATCCACGCGGATGCCGAACGCAACAGTGCGTAAGGCGCAGCGGAGTCGTACTTTTCGACGTCAAGTCGGAAGAGGTGCGATTCTCCGGGGCTGCCGCGTGACGGAATCGTGTGCTTCACAGTTACGTAGAAGCAGCGATTCGACGTCGCTCGGTCGTCCAGGTAATACTGGGCGCCGAAGCCGTCCTGATTGACGCGATTAAGCGTCTTCGCAACGGCGTCGAATGTGACGCCGATAGTGTCACCAAGCATTGGTAGACTCCTTTCAGAAGGATAGGCACGCATCGCTGCGTGCTTGAACCCCAAAGAGTCGCCGTTCAGGCGATACCTCGAGGAGTGGTCCCGCGAAAGCGGGTGACTGCTAATGCTCCGATAATCCCTACCTGGTAACCCGTTAGAAAGGGGGTAAACCGGTAGATCGGAACAGGTATACCATACTTCTTACGCAACTTCTCGGTTGTTTTTAATTCCGAGTGAGACGCGGACAAGCCGGACTCAACATACGTCTGCACCAACTCGGTGCGATAGACTCGCGTAGCCATGACGTTCATTCTGGTCACCTGCAGCCTTGTTAGGGCATTGGTGGCCTCGATGTAATCGCCAAAGTTTGCGAAATAGTCTATTAGCCACGACCAGGGGATGTAATCCCACACGGCGTAAGGCTCAAACGTAAGCCCAAGAACGAGGTTTTCAGCCAAGGTCTTGAGTGTTGCCCCATCGTTCGGTAGAGGATCCACAAGTTTTGCATTACAAGTGAACCAGATCCGTTCGTGGAAAATGTGACGCACGT